TCGGCTGCAAATGGACGACGTCTGGATTTGCACCGTTTCTCCGATGCAGTTCACCAACGTTTTCACCGGGCAGAAAATTCTTTTTCGCGGGTTGGACGACGGATTGAAAATCACGTCTATTTCAGTAGATAAAGGCGTGTTGTGCTGGGTTTGGATTGAAGAAGCTTACGAAATTACAAACGAGGACGATTTTAATAAACTTGACTTGTCTATTCGCGGCGAGGTCCCGGACGGATATTTTAAACAAATCACGCTGACGTTTAACCCGTGGAGCGCGACCAGTTGGCTGAAAGCCCGATTTTTCGATAAACCGGACGATGATGTTTTTGTGAAGACCACGACTTGGGAATGCAACGAGTGGTTAGACGAAGCCGACCGCGCTATCTTTCTGAAAATGCAGAAAAATAACCCGCGCCGGTACCGCATTGAAGGAGAAGGCGAATGGGGAATCGCGGAAGGATTGATTTATACCAACGTCGTCTACGAAGTGTTTGACGCGGACGAAATTCGCAGAATAAACGGCATAAAATCAGCGTTCGGTCTGGATTTCGGTTACACCGATCCGAACGCCTTTGTCTGTATGTTAGTCAACAACGCGGCGATGAAAATTTACATTTTTGACGAATGGTATCAGAACGGCGTTACGAATAAAATCATTGTTCAGCAAATCCAGAGCATGGGGTACGGCGGCGAAAGAATTATCTGCGATTGCGCCGATCCGAAAAGTATTGCAGAATTGCGAAACGAAGGCATCCGCGCCGAACCGTCTCGCAAAGGAGCGGACAGCGTAGTACACGGCATTCAGCTCATTCAGAATTATCAGATCGTCGTACATCCTAAATGCAGAGAGTTCAAGAAGGAAATTGAAAATTACTGTTGGGAAAAAGACCGAGACGGCAGGCTGACCAACAAACCGGAGCATGACTTTTCGCACGGTATGGACGCGATGCGGTACGGCGCGGCGAAAGTTCTGCTGCCCGACACGTTCAGTTTTGAGTAAGGGGATAGAATATGTTTCAAAGGCTGACAGAGCGGCTTTCCAATATGATTTTTCGCGGCGGCAGAGGAATAACCGATCTGGAATTTTACGCGCTGGAAATTGCGAAATGGCAGGCAAGCGCAAGCCGTATGGCGCAGATAAAAGGGCAATTATATTACGAGGGCGTTCACGATATTTCAGCCAGAAAGCGCACGATGATCGGCGAACAAGGAAAGTTACAGACGGTGGAGAATTTACCCAATAATCGGATTGTAGATAACCAATACGCAAAGTTGGCGCAGCAGAAAACAAATTATATCGTCGGTCAACCCATCGCGCCGTCCTGCGAAAATAAAACGTATGTCGACGCTTTCAATCAAATTTTCAATAAGCGTTTCATGCGGACGCTCAAGAACGCCGTAAAGGTCAGTTTGAATCAAGGTATCGCATGGCTGTACGTCTATTACGACGACGACGGGCAACTTGCTTTTCGGCTCTTTCCGGGCTATGAAATTTTACCGTTTTGGCGGGATCGGGAACATACGGTTCTTGATTCCGCCGTTCGTTTATACGCCGTGACGGAGTACGACGGGAGAACGCCAGTTATCGTGCAGAAAGTTGAATTATACGAACTTTCCGGCGTGCGGCGGTTTATCTGGGACGGCGCACGATTAACGCCTGAAGCAGACCGTGCTTTTTATCTTACCGACGGCGCTGTCGGTTATAATTGGGAGCGCATACCGCTGATTCCAATTAAGTATAACGAGCAGGAAATCCCCTTGTTGAAAAAAGTAAAATCCTTGCAAGACGGTATTAACGTTATGCTGTCCGACTTTGCTAACAACATGCAAGAAGACGCAAGAAATACAATTCTAGTATTGAAAAATTATGGCGAAGCCGATTTAGGTGAATTTCGGTATAATCTTGCGACATACGGCGCGGTCAAGGTATGCGACAACGGAGAAAGCAAAGGCGGCGTCGACACCCTGCAAATCGAGGTGAACGCCGAAAATTACAAGTCGATTCTCGAATTATTCAAAAAGGCTCTCATTGAGAACGGTATGGGCTACGACGCGAAAGACGATCGTCTATCCGGCGCCCCAAATCAGATGAATATTCAATCGATGTATAACGATATCGACCTAGACGCGAACGACATGGAAACCGAACTGCAAGCCGCCTTTAAAGATATTTTATGGTTTTTCGACGCTTATCTCGCGAACGCGGGGAAAGGCGATTTTTCCAATGAAAAAATGGAGATTATCTTCAATCGCGATATGATGATGGACGAAGGGCAAATCATCTCTAATATCAAAAATTCCGTCGGTATTTTGTCGTTAAAAACGCTTCTCGAACAAGACCCGTGGATCGACGACGCGGATAAAGAGTTAGCCAGAATCGAAGAAGAAAAGCGTAAAGAGCAAGAAGACTTATACAATCAAGACGTTTTCCCAAGAGGCGGCGTAAAGTATGAAACAACCTCCGAATAGCGCCTATTGGAAAAAACGGTTTAAAGCGATTGAAGAACAGGCGAATTTAACCGGCGCGAACAGTCTGCGTTACATCGTCGAACAATATCAGCAAGCCGTGCAGGAAATTGAAGCGCAGCTTGCAAAATGGTATGTCCGATTTGCCAAAAATAACGGGATTACGCTGCACGAAGCGAAGAAACAATTGTCCGGCGCCGCGCTGAAAGAATTTCAGTGGACGGTGCGCGAATACATTCAGTACGGTAAGGAGAACGCCCTGAACGGCGCGTGGATGAAGCAGCTTGAAAACGCCTCCGCGAAGTGGCATATTACCCGTCTGGACGCGCTGAAGCTGCAAAATCAAGCCGCGATAGAAGCGCTGTTCGGCAAACAGGAACAATCCTTAACAAGGGCGTTGATGAAAGTTTATCCAACCAGCTATTATCATACCTGCTATGAAGTGCAAAAGGCGTTTGAAATCGGCTGGGATATTGCCTCTGTGGATGAAAAAAAACTTGCGGCGGCTCTCTCCACGCCGTGGACGTTGGACGGAAGCACGTTTTCGGATCGGTTGTGGAGCAACAAGCAAAAGCTCATACAGAACACGCAAAGCACGCTTACACAAGGCATCATGCTCGGCAAAACGCCTGACAAACTTATCGCAGAGCTGCAAAAAAAGATGAAAACGTCGCAGTCGAACGCCGGGCGGCTGGTCATGACCGAAACGGCGGCTATATCCGCAATGGGACAGAAAGACGCTTTTCACGAACTAAATGTAGAAGAATTTGAAATTGTGGAAACGCTCGACAATATGACCTGTTAAGTTTTCTCCGAACTGGACGGGCGGCATTTCCCGATGTCCGAATACGAAATCGGCGTGACCGCTCCGCCGTTTCATCCGTGGTGTCGCGGCTGCACCTGTCCGTATTTTCACGATGAATTTACCGCAGATGGCGAACGCATTGCGCGAGGAGAAGACGGTAAACAATACTACATTCCCGGCGATATTACTTATCAGGAGTGGGAAAAGGCGTTTGTGGACGGGGACAAATCGGGCTTGCAAGATGATGAAAAAAATGATACTATAGAAGAAAAACCGAAACCGCTTACAAATGCAGCTGGAACTCCGATAATAATTGTAGATCGTATAGATCCTTTTCATGGTCCGCCTAATGGAATTACGCAGAAAATAGGAAAAAAAGGCGGTATTGATCGAAATTTCTATAACGAGCAAGGCATACAAATATTGCAAATCAGTAATAACGGGCATGGTCATAAAGACGAAGAAAAATTGGGAAGTCATGGAGAACATGCGCACGATTATATTATAGATGAAAATGCCGGGATTTTTGACCGTCGTTCTGCACGAGAATTAAGCGACAAAGAAAGAAAGGACAATAGTGATTTTCTATGAAAGACCAAATAAAGAATAGACTTCAAGAATGCGCTACGCTATTTGAATTTGATTACCATGGAAAAACAGGAAATATAGACCCATTTTGCATAAATGGGGCTTATGAATATCTGCTCTTTTTTGATGGTGAAGAAAAAATGGTATATGATATTGACGACGTTATGAACACGCCATTTTTTGACGGAAAATCATTAGCCGAAATTTCCGATGAAATTGAGATTGATTCATGGTAAATAGAAAAGGAGAAAATAGATGGCAAAGAACGATTATTTTGTGATTGTATACCGTATTCTCACTTATTTATATGAGTGTTTTCAGAATGGCGAACGGGCAGAATTGGACATGATGGCGCCGGAAGCGTTGAAAATTAACAACGGTTATTGGACAAATACGATTGAAAGTATGTTTCAAGAAGGATATATTTCCGGCGTAGCGATTGTACGGCGTATAAACGCCGCGCCGGGCGTTAAAATCGGCAGTTTAAAAATTACGCAAAAAGGCATTGAATATCTACAGGAAAACAGCATGATGGAGAAGGCGAAAAACACTTTAAAAGAAATCAAAGAAATTATACCCGGATTATAAGCCGCCTGTTTGGGCGGTTTTCTTATGCCCAAAATTCATTATTAAAGGAGTATTCTTAAAGATGACAACGTTATTAAATACGTTAGCCTGTGAAAAAGGCGAGCTGTTGAAAATAAGACAGGGCAGACGGACGCTGTTTGCAACGTGCAAACCGGAAATCAGAATTTATGAGAAATGCAGGAAGATTCCGATTGCAGGAGAAACAGCGTGCGCGGAAAAATCAATCGAACTTACCATAGCGCTGTGCGACGATATGAATTTTACATGCGCCGATGTGGAAGAAGCCATGCAAACATTGGAAAGATTTGAATTAACGGCGGATATTATGCGCGACGACGGAATTGTGGAACGATTTTATTTCCATAACGTTTCCCTTGATGAAATCAATGCGGACGACGAATGGAAATTTACCTTGTACGCGACGAAAGAGCAGACGGATCGCCTGCTAGCGATGTCCGGCGTAAAACAATCATTTTGAAAGGAAGGCGGAGGCAATGAAAAAAGAAGATTTATTTGCGCTCGGACTGACCGAGGAACAGGCGAAAAAAACACTCGACGCGCTGAAAGATTACGTCCCCAAAACGCAGCTTACAGAAGTTGAGCAGGAGCGAGATAACTTAAAAGCTACGGTTTCAGAAAGAGATAAACAGTTAGAAACGCTCAAAAAATCTAGCGGCGATAACGCCGCTTTACAGCAGCAGATCGCCGACTTACAGAAAGCTAACGCGGAACAGCGAACCGCGCATGAAGCGGAAATCGCAAAGTTGAAACTGGACAACGCCGTGGAAGCCGCTCTATTAACAGCGGGCGCGAAGAATATCAAAGCGGTTTGGGCGTTGATGGACGTTGATAAGTTGAAACTTGAAAAAGACGGCGCCGTTACCGGGCTTTCCGAGCAAGTGAAAGCTTTGCAGAAATCTGATTCTTATTTGTTCGCGGAAAAACAACAGCCGCCGCAATTCAAGGGCTTTCAGCCGGGCGCGTCCGGCGACGGAACGCCTTCTGTGGATACTACAAATATGACCTATTCGGAAATGGTTTCCTATCTAGCGGCAAACCCAGACGCAAAAATTTAAGGAGAGATAAACAATGCCGAATACAAGATTTGATTCTAAAAGTTTCAATCCGGAGGCGTTCGGAAAATATGTCGAACGGATTCCCAACACGAAGAAAAACCAACTGATCCAGTCTGGCGCGGTCGGGACGAACGAGAACGCTAAATCCGCTTTATCCAGTCAAACCGGATCTTTATACGCCCGTATTCCCTATTTTGGGAGAATCAGCGGCGCTACTTCGCAGAACAACGACGGCGCGACTACTATCACATCCACCAATACGACGACTTACGAACAGGGTTTTATTACCGCTTCCCGGATGGATTCGTGGACGGAGCGTAGCTTCAGCAAGAATATCACGTCGGGCGTGGACTTCATGGATAACGTGGCGCGACAAATTGCTGATTATAAACTGGAAGTTAAACAGACAATGCTTTTAGCGATTCTTTCCGGCGTGTTTTCTATGAAAACGACGGGTACGGGAGTCGCGGAAAAAGCCGCGAAAGAGTTTATCGAAAAGCATACTTACGACATTTCCGGCAAGACCGGCGAAGACGCGCTGGTAAACGCGACGACGTTAAACACAGCGATTCAACAGGCTTGCGGCGACAATAAGAATATCTTCAAGCTGGTCGTTATGCACAGCGCCGTCGCAACTCGTCTGGAAAATCTGCGGCTGCTGAAATACATGACCTACACGGACAAAGACGGGATTCAGCACGACCTCGCGCTTGCGACGTGGAACGGACGAACCGTGTTGATTGACGACGATATGCCCGTAGAAAGCGCTGAAAATAGTACGAAATATACGACGTATGTATTGGGACAGGGCGCGATTATTCTGGACGATATCGGCGATTCCGTGCCTTATGAAATGAGCCGCGATCCCAAAACCAACGGCGGACAGGATACGCTTTTTGTGCGCGATCGTTATCTCTGCGGCGTGGACGGGATCAGCTTTGAAAAGCCTGCCAGCGTGACCGCCTCCGCGTCGAACGACGATCTTAAAAACGGCGCGAACTGGAATATTATTAACGACGGCGCGACGGCTATCCCGCACAAAGCGATTGCCCTTGTTCGCATTATTTCGCAGGGATAAACGATGTATGAAAAAATCGTAACGCTGCTCGCCGCGCTGGGGTATAAGGCGTTTTCAGACGGCGATAAAATAACATTATATTTTATCAATGATAAAGTTTCGCAAGACATCAAAAATAACATTAACTGTAAAACGATTCCGCCTGAATTGGAACACGTCGTCATGTATCGAACGCTAGGAGAGTTTTTGCAGTATAAGAAAACTTTCGCGCCGGACGATTTATCCGCGCTGGATTTATCCGGCGCTCCAGTCAAGCAAATACAAGCGGGGGATACCAGTTTCACGTTTGGCGGCGAGGAAACCGCCGAGAGCCGCCTTTCCAGTTTTATTCAATCGCTGAACAAATACGGCGCGGGGCAACTTTCTGAATTTCGGCGTATCAGGTGGTAACGATGAATCTAAAACAAGCGCAAAGTACGGCAAAAGCGGCGCTCGAACAGTATCTCTACACCGATGTTTGCACCGTGATTAAATATCAAGACGCGACAGACTCCGAAACTAAATTGACCAGTAAGCGCGAAATTGCAGTTTTAGAGAATCAGCCGTGCAAATTATCTTTCGAGAGCAACGGGAGCGCGTCAAATACGGACGCGGCGACAGCGATTGCGCAAGATATTAAACTTTTTTTATCGCCGGAAATAAAAATTTCTCCCGGTTCTAAAATCGTTGTCACGCACGAAGGACGAACAGGGGAATATAATCAATCCGGCGTTCCCGCCGTATATCCGACCCATCAGGAAATTGCGTTAGTTTTGTTTAAGGGGTGGGCGTAATGC